CTGCTGACGAACTCGGCACATTGTTGGCGCAAATCGCAACACTCACAAAGCAAGCTGACCTGATCAAAGACGCAATGAAGGACATCGCAAGCGCCAGCGACGTCAAAGTTTTTGAAGGTGCCTTGTTCAAATCAACTTACGTCGAAGCAGATCGTTCTGTTACGGATTGGAAAAAGCTGGCCAAAGACCTGGCCATCCCTGCCGACACAGTTGCTGCTTACACCAATACCACAGCAGTGTTCAGCATTAAAACCACTTCACGTTAAGGAGAAATTAAATGGATAGCTACACAGCAACAGGCATCGCAGAAGGTTTCATTTGCCCAGATTCAGAAGATCAAATCATTGAAGCCTGGCAGACATTGATTGACACCGGCTTGGCCTGGCAGCTTCAGGGCTGGTTCGGTCGTGCAGCAAGGGAACTGATTGAAGAGGGGGTGTGCTTGCCGGCAGAGAAAAGCCGCCTGCTTAAAGCAGCAAAAGAGCTTGGCAAGATTGAATTTGTAACCATCAATTAAGGAGAAAAATCATGGGTCAATACCACGTTTTGTACAACACAGATAAAAAAGAATATGTCCACGCACACCGGATTGCCAACGGCTTAAAGCTGCTTGAGCAAGTGGGCTTTGAAAAGTCCACAGCAACTGCCTTGTTCTTGTTGGTGGCCAACAGCAATGGCCGGGGTGGTGGCGATGCCAATGAGCATGAGTTGATTGGCCGCTGGGCCGGTGATCGCATTGTTGTCCAGGGTGACTATGCCGAGAAGGGCGACCAGGCTTACATCAGCGACACCGACAAAGAGGGCTACACAGAAATTTCAGACCTGGTGCTGGATCTTCTGAATAAGTACGACGAATAGCGTTGACACAAAGTCAACGAAATGGATTATAATTTCCACAGGCAACCACAAGGAGAAACAAAAATGGCAGAATTTTCAGTACACAATGTTAAGTCAATTCGTATCAGCGATATTCGTGAACACGATAGCTTTGTAACTCGCACCATTCACATTGAGGATGACAAGGGCGAGACACACGAAGTTACTTTGTTTAGCAATCACGTTGATGACGAAGAAACCCTGCGCGTGTGGTTGTGAACTACATCGCAGAAATAGAACACCGTGTCGCGGGCATCCCCTGCCTTATCGGTGTCATCAGTTACGAAACCGAGCCACAAACTTGGGACGAACCTGGTGGCACTTATATGGAATGGGAAATCCTAGACCGGCGTGGCCGCTCTGCTCCGTGGCTGGAGCGCAAGGTGACCACAAAAGAGGAGTCCTCAATCGAGGAAGCTATTCATAACGAAATGGAGAATTGATATGGCAATCGAAACTATTGAAATTAAAGACCACGAAGAATGGTTACAGCAGCGCGCAGTAGACGTGACCAGCACCGAGGTGTCTGCCCTGTATGGGTTGTCGCCTTACCTTACAGAGTTTGAGTTATTCCACAACAAGCGCGACAGAGTCGTGGTTCGGTTGGAACCTAACGAGCGAATGAAGTGGGGCAACCGCTTGGAAACGGCCATTGCACATGGCGCAGCAGAAGACCAGGGCTGGGATATTAAAAAGCTCAACGTGTACATGCGTGACATGGACGCCAGGATCGGATCAAGCTTTGACTTCCAAATCAACAGCAAGAGTGACGGCCCAGGCATTATGGAAATCAAGAACGTAGACGGCCTGCAATACCGCCGCTCCTGGATCGATGACGGTGCCGGAAATATTGAAGCGCCGGAACACATCGAGCTACAAATCCAACATCAAATGGAAATTTCAGGCTACGAGTGGACAGCCCTGGTTGCCCTGGTTGGTGGAAATGAGCAAAAGATAGTCCTCCGAAATCGCGATAAGGCAATCGGTGCGGACATTCGCCAGCGCGTAAAAGCGTTCTGGGAACAAGTGAAGAATAACACAGCGCCATCTCCAGACTACAGCGCAGATGCTGAATTCATCATTAAAAAACTGCACGCAGATGCGGACGCTAACCTGGTATCAGTATCAGATAGCAGCCTGGATGAATTGATTGAGCAGTACGCGTACCTTACTCGCATGATCAAAGAACAGGACGGCATCAAAGACGCTACCAAGGCACAGATCTTGGAACGTATTGGCAAGGCCAGCAAGGTGGTTAGCCCCCTGGGCACGATCTCTTGTGGCTTAACCAAAGAATCGCTTGGCACTCTGGTTACCCCAGATTTGCTTGGCACCTACATTGGCGCTCGTAAAGGGTTCCGTAATTTCCGATTCACTCCAAAGAAAGAGGCTTAATCATGGCATCAGAACAACGCATCTACAAAGTGGCAGGCGCAGGCGTCGATAACAACGTCTACCTGGTGCAAGCATCAAGTCAAGCGCAAGCATTGCGACACATCGCCGGCAAGCTTTATCAGATCGACGTGGCCAAAGCAATTGACGTCGCTGCAATGATGGGCCAAGGCGCAAGCGTTGAGGTAGCAGCAACAATCCCCGAGCAATCAGATCTTTTAACTGAAGGAAAAAAATCATGACTACTGGAACAGAAATTACACCAATGGAAGCTATGCGCGGCACTCTAGTCAAGATGCAGCCAGAGTTTGCAGCAGCCCTGCCACCACAAATCCCGGTCGAAAAGTTTATTCGCACCACCCTTACCGCGGTGCAGATGAACCCGGATCTACTCCAGGCCGACCGCCGCAGCTTGCTTGGTGCTTGCATGAAAGCAGCCCAGGATGGTTTGCTGCTTGATGGCCGGGAAGCCGCGCCCGTCATCTTCAATACCAAGGACGGCAAGAAAGTCCAATACATGCCAATGGTTGGTGGCATCTTGAAAAAGATCCGCAACTCTGGTGAGTTGGCCAGCATCAGCGCCCAGGTGGCGTACGACAAGGATCACTTTGAGTACGAGTTAGGTGACAACGAGAATATCGTTCACAAGCCATTTCTGGGTGACGACCGCGGCAAGCCTATTGCTGTGTACGCTGTGGCCAAGACCAAAGACGGCGCAATATACCGTGAGGTAATGAGCGTGGCCGACGTTGAGAAGGTTAGGGCATCCAGCAAGGCCGGCAAGTTTGGCCCCTGGGTTGAGTGGTGGGATGAGATGGCCAAGAAGACTGTGATCCGTCGCATGGCCAAGCGCTTGCCATCTAGCGCCGACGTTGACCAGGTCTTTGAATCTGACAACGAGGCGTCAGGATTCGTCCAGGTCGAGCGCAAAGAACCGATCAATATCACGCCCCCACCCGAGGAGCAAAAAGCGCCTATAGCCCGTTTAAAGCGGTCTATTGCGGATCGTTCTAGCGAAGTCATAGAACCATCAACCGGTGAAATTATTCAGGAGGGCAATCATGTCGCAGCTACTGACACCGAAGGAACTCTGTGAGCGCTGGAAAATTGCCGACAACACCCTGCGAAAGTGGCGTGTTGCCAACACCGGCCCCACCTATATCAAGCTGGGCGAAGGCCGTAATTCAGAAGTCCGCTATCGCGTGGAGGACATTGAGTCCTTTGAGCGAAGCAACCGATTCGTAACCGAAAATTAGAAAGGGAGTCCCATGAAGAAATTACTTTTAGTAGTTTGTTTGCTGGGGCTGCTTTCGGCATGCTCTTCAACAAGCGCCCCGCCGAAGGCAGTTGAGCAAGAGTTAATCATCGACAAGCATGTACAACCAATGACCAGGAACGAAGTCATTGTTGGCGTGCGAGAGTGTGAAACTAATGGCCTGCGTGGTGTCATGCTGTACGGCAAGCGCAAGATCAATGGCTACACAACCGAGGTCGTCATCGATGTTACTTGCGCTCCGAAGTGGTAAAAAAAACCCCAGGTTTTTGGCCTGGGGTCAAACTCTTTGCGACTGAATTTGTGAGTCTGGCAACTGCCGCAAAGAGGGAGACTTAAACGAATTGGCGCGTGCCTGTTTTATCAATAATCAACTTTGATTTTTTAGGCGCGTCGCCTTCATTCGTGACCATAGCCACATGAGTCCACCGATCAAATTCTCGGATGACTTGTTGGTATGGCAAATCGCTTGCAATGATGGCGCGAACAACCTGGTCAGG